GGAAGTGTGAATCCATAGTGTTCTAGTACGGGTCCAATATCATGCTTAGAGTTTGGCGAGCGCATTGGACAACCTTTGCACTAGGTACGCATCAGCAGGACTCTTGTTGGATGCCTTGATTATTAGCAATGGGTGAGGTGCAATGGCTAACCGTTTCTGTACTCGGTAGTTCTCTGCCTCCACATCAGCCTCTCTCAGCCAGCCGGATAGGTCAATACGACCATCCCTGCGTGGTGCCTTGGCTTCAACAATGTACATATCATTGGGCGTGGGTAGAGCAATATCCCCAATGTCATTACGGCCAGCACGGGGCAAGCGTTGTGCGTTTAAACCCTGACTCATTAACCAATCGGTCAGGTCAATCTCCCACGCTGCGCCTCTGCGCTTATTGCTAGATTGTTGGCTCACCATATTAGTACTCTATGCTCAGATATAACCAGCCAATTAAAAGGGTTGTTGCTGTGTCTGAGATATGGAAACCAAGTCCAAAATATGTCCAATCCCAATCAAAGACAAGATATGCTCTGCCCCGGAGGTGCTTGATTCTTATGAACCCACTTTCATTATTGCTCATTGTTCTCCCTTTGTTTCTTCTTCTGCTCAACAGCATCTGCTGCCATCCAGAATAGATTGTAGTAATTAGCATCAAGAGAAAATCTCTTCATGTGTTGAACCAATGCACCAGTGTGTGCGTATAAAGGAACACCGGCCTCTTTCATCTTACGGAAGAAAGCAATATCTTCCCCAATGAATTTATCACCATGGTCATTTGTTTCAGCAAAGAAGAAATCATCACCAAACTTTTCCTTCATGCGTGTAATAACAGAGCGATGCATAAGCACCAAGCCAAAGCCAGCGCAATCAATCTGAACCACCTTATTGTGTGGCAGTGGATGCAGGTAATCTATCTTTGTCTTATCTTCTGTTTCATTAAACAGTACTGGCATAGGCTGCATCAGTGGAGATTCCATTTGCTTGGAGATGAAGTAAACGCCACTTACCACCGGGCGTGATACTTTGTCTGCCGTATTCCACAACATCTTGAGTACATCAAGGGTAAGAACAATGTCAGAGTCAACCCACAACAACCAGTCTGTTTTAATACTGTCGTACCAAGTATCAAGCAATGCCTGTCTTTGTCGGGCTATCTGATTTCCCTGTACTCGCAGTCCATTATGAAACGGAATACCATGAACAGCGCTATGAAGCAACGTATAAACAAGTCCTTCTGTGAACTTGCCATCGGTATCTCCATTGTCGCACCAACCAACAGCCAGTGTTTCTTTACTGCTATGAGCCATGTTTAAACTCCACTATCTGCTCCGACTCATCAAGTACACGCATTGCGTGTTCGGCAAGTGATTTGAAACTATAGGTTAGTTCAAGTAGTACATCTAAGATTTCTTCTTGGCAATCTTCTCCGTGTCCTTCTTTGAGATGAAGTACATTTTGCTCAACATAATCAGCAAATTGTATGGCTTCAAGCCAGACGGAGGAGGGGTTGTAGATTTTGTCTGCAGCCTCATCAATGTTTTCCATAAAGTGTGGAAGTTCATTAAGCAGAATCTTCTTCACTTCCGGTGCTATCGGAGCGCTGTTGATTATCTCCTCCACCGCTTCTGGAGTAAGTGATAGTGCCTCTTTCAAGGAGTTCGTGTACTTCATCCTCGGTGAGCGGTTTATATTCAAGAGTTTCTTTATTCTGCCAAACAACGGTCCTCCAACCAAGAGTATAGTTATAGTTTTCTGGTACGAATCCCAACTGCTCCTTCATATCTTCAATCATTTGGTCAAAGGGCGGGAGAATTTCCTTGCTTACTTCACCTGAGTTTTCTACAATTACTGCTTCCCACATTAAGGTTGTCCTAAGTCTAAGACAGACATACTTGCTGGGTCATACGACAACCAAACTGGAGTGCCACCATTTGCATCCGCTGGGCCGTAACGGTTCTTCACCGCACAGATAGCCATTGTCTGTGGTTGATTATGTACTGTAAGGATTAGGCTCGGGGTCTGGGCCACCTTCCCATGTAGTGCGTGGCGTGGTGGACAAGGATTGCCTTGGACACCTTCGCTTGTATGGTGGCAAACAACTACGGCTGCACCTGTTTCCCTCGCCCACCATTTCAATTCACGCATGAGTGAACGCAAACCGCCCCACTCATCCATCCCATCAAGAGTTACATCAACGGCGTTATCAAGGACAATCAAACGAACATCCTCACCAAGTCGTTCACGCGCAGCCAAGATGGAATCTTCAATATCTTTCAGGGTAGGAGCAGAATCAAACTCCCACATAACATGGTCAGCAGGCTTCAACATTTGTGCAGCCCACTCCCTGTCGTTTTCCATCAAAGGCTCAACCTCTGCCTGTGATTTACCAGTGAGCATCGCAAGCAAACGCAAACTCATTGTGTGTGAGTGTGTATCTGCGGAGATGTAAAGAGTTGGCACCTTGCTATGTACCGCCAGCGATAAAGCAAAGGTTGATTTACCAGCGCCCGGTGGTCCAGCAATCATGCTTAACTCTCCGTGTCTAAACGCAATCTGCTGGTCTGCAAGAGAGCGCCAAACCATAGGAAGTGTGGCACCCCCTTGCGAGGCAGTCTTTATAGCGCGAGAGAGTAAACGCATGGATTAAGCGCTGACCTTCTTTTGGCACGCTTGTTCTCTAGGCTTAGCGCACGCATAGAAAGCCTTGTATGGCTTGCCAGCCTTGCTGATACCAGCAGGCACAAGTCGCATTGGGATACCACAATCACAACCAACCCCGCCAGCAGCAGGAGCAACTGGGGCAGCAGTGATTGGTGCAACAGCAACTGGTGCTGATGGTTGTGTTGAGATAACTGTCGGCTTTAAGCCAGCATCGGCGAGCGCACAGATAGCCTCAATAGATTGCTCAAGGTCTGCGATTGCATTGATGCGAACAGACAAACCATCAAGGGCTTGGTCTAGTTCCATATCGGAAGATGCGCGGATGTTTAGCAAAGAACCTCTAGGTGTCTTTACATTGATTTGGTAGAGCGGTTCCATTATTTTCTCCTTAGTTTATTTCTGGGTATAGATGTGATTTTGAACCATTAACAGCATAGCATGACTGATTGACAGAGCAGGTGCCACACAAGAAACCGGGATTAGGAATAAAGATATTATTCTCAATCGCTAGTTTAAACGACTTGACTTGTGATGTTAAGCGCGACTCTGTGTAGTGTGATAAATCTATAGGCGTGGTCAGTTCCCCTGTCCGTGCCATCCAATATGCCCCTTTTGTCGGGCGTACACCAAATGCCTTTTCTACGAGGGTTGCGTAGGTTCCCAACTGAGTGTTGGTCTTGGGCTCTTGGCTACTGGTCTTGATGTCAATAACAGTTAACTCTCCATCAGGAGATACCATCAGGCGGTCAAGAAATCCGCGCATCTGAACATCGCCCATGTCCATCAATAGTTCAGTTTCAATTGCTGGTCTGCCATCTGGTGTGGTGTACAAGGTGTACCCACTGTCTTGGCGAAACTGCATCCAGAAGTCAACCATTTTAGGCCCGTGGTCTAACCACCACTGGGCATCTTCCTTATTTGGGTAGGCTTTGGTAGCCCTTCCCCCTGCCCTAAAGGGCATCCCATTGTCTGACTCTTTGTAGTTCTTGTTCCACTCAGCAGTAAAGACAGCCGTGGGGTCAAAGGGTGCATCAAGGGAGGGTAGGGCATCGTATAATTCGGTGGCTGTGTGGAGGGATTTACCCCCTACAAGCCAGTAGGATGGGCTCTCAGGCACGCTTTGTACCCGGGTAAGGTAGAAGTTCCATCCGCAGTTGAGCCATGTGGTCATGGCGCTGTGGCTTACATAAGATTTTCCTGTTTTATTTTCTAACGACATGGGTGTAATTGTAACTGTGCAATCTCTCCTCTATTCAGCGACACGCCGAAGAACCATCCGAGTTGAGGGATATTTAAACAGCGACTACACTCCTGTTCGTGCAGAGCAAGGGATAAGTATGGGTAAATACGAGTATCAATGCGAGTTTTGTTACAACCGCTTAGAGGTAGAGCGTAGCATACACGCAGAGGCTTCTAATCCAAGTTGTACTAATTGTGGAATTATTATGAGCCGTGTGTATTATTCTCCTGGCATACAGTTTAAAGGACCGGGCTTCTATAAGACAGGTGGCTAATGGAATATCCTAATTGGTTTAAAGACACCGCGCAACATAATTTTTCCCGCCATCTGGCTCAGTTCAAAGGCAAGCCAGTTCATTTTTTACAGATAGGCGCATACACAGGCGATGCTAGTAAGTGGATGCTAGAAGAAATCTTGAGCCACCCTGACTCAACTTTAACGGATGTAGATACATGGCGTGGTAGTGATGAGGAAGTCCACAAGCAAATGGACTTTAGCGATGTGCTTGATGTGTATAACAAAAAGTTACAAGGCTTTGATAACTTTAAAAAATATAAAGGAACAAGCGATGAGTTCTTTAATGAGAACTATCGTGATTATGATTTCATCTACGTTGACGGCGACCATACAGCCTTTGGCGTTATGAAAGATTTGATTAACTCTTTTAATTGTTTAAACAGTGGTGGCATCCTTGGTTGTGATGACTACCAGTGGAGTGAGGGCAGAGGTCCTTTCTATGAACCACGCCCTGCGATAGATGCCTTCTTTAATATGGCTAGAGATAAAGTGCAAGTGATTGAACTTGGTTGGCAGGTATGGTTTAAGAAACTATGACAAATCTTTACACGATTGTTTCTGGTGTTTTGTGGGATGAGTATGGATACACACTTCCTGATAGCCCGGGTAGCATGGCGGTAAGGATAGTTAAGGCTATTGAAACTGAGCAGAAAAAAGAAAAAAGCCCCGACAAGGAATAAATCCTCATCGGGGCGTTTGTGTTTAAACTGTTACTTCTTGGCTCCGCGGCCATAATCTTTTGCGGATTTGTCTAGCGCTTTAGCAAGTGGAGCAAGTACTGCTGCTAGTGCTGCAGAACCTAGAGCCTTTGGGTCTGTTACTCCTGCCATGTAAAGAGCGACAACTGCAGTAATTGCTGCTCGTAAATACGAACCTACAATTGCATTAATCTTTTCTTTATTCATTTGGTCTTGCTTCTTTCTTTGGCTTGGGCTTAACTTTGGCTTTGACGGTGTTGACTTTTTTGGGTTCACCGAGCCACGGGAACCACGGGCTTTTGTCGTTGCCTTTTGTTTCTTTGATGCTGATGTGGAGATGGTGCGGGTGGGCGTAGCCGTTGAAGTCGCGCTCGCCTTTTTCTTCGGACCAGATGCGCCCTTGGAAGATGAGGTACTTGACACGATTATCCTCTTTCAGTTTTTGGAATATGTCTTTGCAATCAATGCCGTTCTTTGGGTCATGCGTTAAGTCGCAAGCAAATCCTGAGTTATGGTCAGAGTTTGGATTCTGCTTGATGTGTGCTTTAGATGGGAGCAGCCCATCCGATGCCTTGTTCCTCTTCGGGAACAGTGCTGTTGCTTGGCGTAGGACTGCAATGGCAGCCGGTTGTGCAACACGCGCTAGTGGAATCATCTTTCTTTCCTTTCGGTTCAAGTATCGGTGGGTAGTCAGACCACATTACTTACGCTCCATAAGAATTGTCATAATTGTTTCTACCTGTCGTTCAAGCCTATTGACGGAATCTTTTAAACTGCTGCCAGAATTGGGTTTAAGTTCGTTTAAATAGTGTTTCACCAACCATCTTGTTGCTGCAAGAAACGCGGTAACAATGGTAACGATGGATACGGCTAGGCCAGCCCAATCAGCAGGGGTCATTTTATATTCCTTATACGACAGTTCGGGCTATGACTTGTACGATACCGCCAAAGCCTGAGTAGTTGCGAGCAGATGGTGTGGTGCGAGTGAAGGTAACTTGTTCAATTACGGCTTCGGTTGGTTCTCCGCCATTGGTAAAATCTTGGATAATGACGGTATCCCCTTGTGCTTCAAGGGTTTCTAGTTCTTGCAAGCGTGCGCGTGCATAACCCTCGTAGCCAACAATGTTTCCTAACTTGTCCGTTTCCTTATCATAAAGAAACAGAGGAATCTGTAGCACCCTTGCACGGGTAGGAGTAGGCAAAGCCTTAATAGATATACCATTAACAACAGCACCCGTAGTGGCAGAGGTGGAGTTGCGGTTGAGCGTGAACGTAAATGAAGCATCAACTGCAGTGTCCGTAAAGACTGTGGCAAGGTCGTAGTCATAATTAGTTGCTGCACCTTCATTGATTGACTGGATAAAGATATTAGATGTAGGACCAACCTTGAACATATCAATGTCGCCATTAAGAGTTGCTGGTGTACGAACGCGAATACGCTTCCACGCCTTGTTCTCAAGGGTATCAAAGCGAATCTTTGCTAATACAATCTCACCTGTTTCAACAAGGTTAGTAGCGTGTTCAAACCAGACACCACTATCTTCAACAGTAAAAGCAAGTCTATTTGCAAAATGTGCCATGCCATAAACATGACCTATTGCTGTAGTTGCTAAATCACTTGCGCTTGCATAACTTCCATTTGTCAATGGGGAACCAAGGTTAATTCTGTATGTTCCAGAGTAACCACCAATTTCGGTTTGAACTCCAGCCCACACAAATGTTCCTGCTGCAGCAAATTTATAGATACCATTAGTAGATGTAAACACCAATGGACCGTAGGACAAATCTCCAGTGTCGTTTGCAATTGCAACACGAACTCCCTGGTTAGTTCCTATCATTACATAGGTGCCGAGGTATCCAAACAATCCAAGTAAGCGTTCGCCAACTGGCAATATAAGAACGCTAGTCATTGTTGATAAAGTTCCGGTGCTGTCAACGGTAAGTTTAAACACTATGCCTTGATTACCGCTAAAGCCACCAATATAAATAGCAGCACTTGATTCAGTAATTCCTCTAAAAGTAAAGCCAATAGGAAGGGTTGCACTTCCATTGACTGCGGTTAAGGTGCTAAAGTTAACAGCAGAACCTGTTTGTCTAGTAATTTCATAAACATAAGTTCCACCATTAACATCGTTGTACGCTATGATAAAACGATTTTTTACATAGTTAATGGTTGCATCAACCGCGTTTCCTGAGTTAATGTTGTAGTCCACCCGAAGCGTTGGAGTTACAGCATCAAATGAATAGCGATATACCTTGGTTGGTGTAGCAACAAATAAGTCATTACCACCCATGCCAGCAGCAATAATCTTTTCTGTGATGGCAGTGTTGTTAGCAATTGTTGTACCTACACCAGCGGTTGTGTACTGAATAATTCTTTTTGTTTCTGTAGCATTTTGGGTAACAGCAACTACATACTCAGTTCCGTTCTTGGACTGAGAGAATAGATATACCTTGCCAGTAAATGCCTCTACTCTGGTAGTAGATTTAAGAAGAGATAGTTCACCTGGAGTCCAAGGATTGATACCAGTGGATGACTTGTAACGAAAGCGAACCTCATCAGCATTGCCATCAATAGGCTCGGCATAGTTAATGCCAGAACCCAAGTGGAAGGATGACTGTGAACGAATCCAATAGCCTGAACCCGAAAGTGTTTGCTCTCCCGGGTCGCGGGCTTGGTCCACTCGCTGAGTACGAAACTCTGCAGTCTGTCTGCGGTATGGCGTATTGTCCGTGGCAGCCATGATGAAAGGCATATTGGCAATAGCAATATCAAACTTGTTACCCGTTGGGTCGTAGTAAACAGAAGTGCGCCCAGTTAAATCAATTAACGGGCGCTCTGTAATATCCGGTGCGCGTGTTACCACATTGCTCCTTTAGTGTTTAAACAAATGATTAGTTTTTAACTATCCAATTACTATTATGACCCTGCCAGAACCACCGGAAAAACCGTTGCTTCCATTTCTTCCTCCACCACCACCACCACCAGTGTTTGCGGTTCCACCACTTCCAGAGCCAACAGTTCCTGCACCGCCACCGCCAGAACCAGCGCTTCCTCCGGTAAATCCAGTAGAACCTGAACCACCACCGCCGCCAGCATAAGTAACAGATGTGCCAGTTATAGAAGATGCCTGACCGCTTCCACCATTTCCACAGACACCTGAACCTGCGTTTCCACCGGCGCTGCCAGCACCGCCTCCACCAGCACCGCCTCCTCCAGAACTTAAACCTCCATTGTTGCCTTGTCCAGAAAATGCTTTACCAGTGTCATAGTTAGCGCCAGCACTTCCTCCACCAGAACCACCAGTCTGACCATCATAATTGTAAGAAGTGTTTCCACCTCCACCGCCTCCTCCGCCACCAATAGCAACCAAAGTTCCAATGCAACTAGCACCACCATTTGTTCCATGGGAAGGAGTGTTTGAATTATTTAGACCACCTGTACCACCTACACCAACAGTAACGGTTAAAGTTCCAGAAGGTATGTAAACAGAACTTTGATACAGGAAACCCCCTGCACCACCACCGCCTCCGCCAGCAGAGCCTCCACCTCCACCGCCGCCTCCGCCGCCTCCAATAATTAATACTTCACAAGTTCCACCTGTTCCAACAGTGATAGAACCAGAACTGGTAAAATTGTAGATAGTTTTACCAGCGCGTGAAGAAGTATCAACGCTTGGCGAACCAGTAGTTCCAGTTACTGTTGCTTTACCTATTCCACCAGCAGATACGGGTGCAAAAAATGGCATATTATCTCCTAAGCGTATTTAACCGGACCTGCACCAAATACAGTGTAGGTTGGTGTTGCTGCTGTTTTTACAATAGTATAAGAATACACATCAATTGAAGATGCGTTGCCAGAAGCAGGGGCAGTTCCACCACTATACTTTGGAGTTACTGCAGAACCATCAATTGTGAATGATGTTTGATAGTAGGCGGTTGAACCATTGGTTGCTAAAAATGATACGGTAATAGCATCACCAACTGCAAGTAATGAATTTAATGTTGTTCCCGAGTTACCTCTAATGTTTAATGTCCAGTTACCAGATGCATTTGTTGTGTAATACAAAACACCTTGAGTAACGGCATCAAAATGCACAGTTCCGGTAGCAGCCGTAGCAGAAACAGTTGTTCTTTCTTCTGGTGAAAGAAGGATTTTATTAGAAAGAGTTTCTGTTCCAGTAAGGGATACAAAATCTGCATCAGTTACAGCAGTATTAAATTGAGCCAATGTTCCTGATACCGTGTTAGAACCAAGCGCAACTGTTTTATTGGTAAGCGTTCCTGAACCAGCCAAGGTAGCAACTGTTGAGTCAATGGCAATGCTGACGGTGCCAGAGGTTCCTCCACCAGTAAGACCAGTACCGGCTGTTACGCCAGTAATGTCTGCAAGTGCATTGTTTGCATTATCTCTTGATTTAGTCATTAGTTGTTATCCTCTGTAACGGGGTCTGGCTCTTCGTGGGTAAATTCTTCGGTAGCAACTTCCATATAATTTCCACCACAAAAATCACACTGAGTAAAGTAAGCATTTAATTCTTCTTGCCTTCTTTGTTCAATATAATTTTTATTACAAGAACTGCATTGATAGGTATGTCTAATTGTTGTAATTATCATTTAAGTATCTCCTAGTAGTAAAGAAGGATTGCACCGCTGCCGCCATTACCGCCAGTGCCAGTTCCGGTTCCGCCGGTGCCACCAGCACCGCCTCCTCCGCCGCCACCTGCGCCACCTGCTCCGCCAGTACGACTTCCACTATTTGTGCCTGCAGCGGCTATTCCGCCTCCACCTGCTCCACCCATTGCGGTTGCAGCAACGGATGCAGAAGCAATAGACCTTCCACCTGCTCCTCCGGGATTAACGCTCCAGTTGCCTCCACCGCCTCCACCGGCAAGTCCATCGCCACCGGCTCCGCCAGCGCCAGCAGACATAGCAGCACCTCCACCGCCGCCAGAAATTCCGCTACCGCCTCTACCGCCATTAAAAGTGCCAGTTGCAGCCCCACTTGCTCCGCCTCCGCCACCACCATAACTATTACCGCCTGCAGTTCCGCTACCACCACCAGAGCCAGATGCGCCACCGGCAGCAAAAATTGTTGATATTAAAGTTGAACCAATGTGAGTTGATAATGCCGTACTGTTGCCACCACTACCACCTGTTCCATTATTTGCACCGCCACCACCACCGGCAGAACCACCAGCATTAGTGCCAGAGCCAGGTCGTCCACTTGCTCCGCCTGTACCAGAACCACCACCACCGCCACCTTCGGCGTTTAATGTTGCATAGGTAGTTGTAGTTCCATCGCCTCCTGCTGCTGAGCCACCGCTAGAGGAGCCTGAGCCACCAGAACCAATTGTGCAAACAGTAGAAGCCGGAACCCAACCTGCAAGTACTGCACCAGCACCTCCGCCACCGCCAGTGTTGGAGCCTGAAACACCGTGTCCACCGCCTCCACCGCCTCCGGCTACAACTGCATAAACAAATTGCACTCCAGATGGAATGGTAACTGTTGTTCCAGAAGTAATTGTTTGTTGTAAAGTTAATCCAAGCGGAACCAATCCACCTAAGTTTACGGCAGATGATGGTGTTGGAAATACTGATGAACCCATATTAAGATACCTCTATTCCGCTAATGTGAAATCTTACTGTAGTTGCTGATGCAAAACCAGAAATAGTTTTAGGTGTAGCATTTGCGGGAATAACTTGTTTCATATCAAATATAGCCGTTGAGTTAGCAGCAAGTGCCGTTGTTGTAAACATATCAACGCTATCTACTGCAATGGTAAAAGTAGCAGCAGATGTTGCTGAGTTAGTTACTACGATGCTTGTTACAATAGTTGTAGTGCTGGTATTTGGTACAGTGTAGAGAGTTGTGCTGCTTGTGGCTGCTGCTGTTCTGGCAAGAGCCTTAGTTGTTGTAGCCATTATTTACTACCTTCCTTGTTAGAGTGCGCCCATCATGAGCAGTGCTAATTCATCAATCAAACTTCCTGGTCCATTTGCTGCAGTTAAATTAATATCGCCAGAAGCGGTAACAGTTCCTGATAGCGTTGGAGCAGATAGAGTTAAACCAGAGATTGTTGTTACTGTCGCACCAGAGTTAATTGCTGTGCTACCAAGTGTAGGTGCGGTATATCCTGGAGCAGGTGTTGCCCAAGTAACTCCAAGTGATGCTGTTGACGATGCAGTAAGAACTTGTCCATCAGTACCTACTGATAACTTACCTGCGGTGTCTGCAGCAGAAGCAACAATCAAATCACCTTTAGCGTCAAGAACTGCTCGTTGAACAGCATCTGCCATTTCAAACGAAGTGAAAGAAATGATTTCAAGTATGTCGCCTGCAGCCAGCGCTGAAAGCGAACCAATGCTAGTTCCATTGCTTGCTACATAATCAGAATTACGGGCTAGTAGTACACCGTTAAGGTAAACTTGTTCTTTGCCTGGGATGTACGCAAGTGTTACACCATTGTCATCAATTCCTGACTCTGATGTTTCTCCGCCTGCTGCTGTAAAGCGATAGCGGAATAAATCAGCAGTAGAAGAAATTGAACCCCAAGCAGAACCAGTCCACGCATACATTGCGTTAGTAGTGCTGTTCCAGTAGATAGCACCAGTAAGAAGTGCATTGCCATCATTATCTAGCGTAGGAGCGCTTGACTTAGCGCCAAGATAACGGTCATCAAAACTGTCGTATGAAGCAGCAGCAGCGGTAGCGCTTGCTGCAGCAGCAGTAGCAGAACCGGCAACTGTATCTACATAGACCTTAGTAGCAGCATCTGCGTTGCTTGTTGGTGTACCTAGTCCAGTTACTTTGAATCCATTAGCATCCAAGTTGCCAAGCAACTGACCGCTAGTTCTGTTTAAGTATGTACCAGATAGGCTTATTGCACCAGTGCCACCATCAACAGAAAGAACTGCATCTGTTGGGGTAAGAAGTTCCTGCCAGTTGCCAAGGGTAGAGGCTGGTGTGGCAGTAAGAATAAATGATTTGTTAACATCTGTGCGAACTGCAACATCACCAATTTGTGCAGTAAGTGCAAGCATATTGGCTTGTGAGTTAACTACAGAAGTTTCAGAAATAGCCAATGCTGGCAAATGATGGGTTGGAACTAATCCACTTCCATCAAGTTCAGCAATACCATTTGCTACACCCTTTTGGCCATTAAGATAACCCAAAGACACAGCATCGCCACTGTTTGTTGGAGTAGCAAGATTAGTAATTTTCTGGCTGTTTAATGAAACAGAAGCAGTTGGAGCAGCCATCTGGTCTAGTCGGCTAGTGCGCACCTGTGTATCAAAATTAGAGATGGTGCTTGCAGTCTGAGTGCCAGTGTGGTTAGCGCGTGCTAGTGGGTCTGTCGCCAACTTGCTCAGTGCAATTGCTGCAGTATTGCTAATGTCGGTATTAACAATTGTTCCATCTGCAAGGTCAGCAGAAGTAATTGCCCCACCAAGGCTTAACTTGCTATAGGCAATACCAGCAGTTCCTGATACATCTGCGTTAACAATTGAGTTTGCAAGATTAAGTTTGCTATAAACAATACCAGCAGATGCGTTGACATCGGCGTTGACAATTACACCCGTACCAATAGAGGTTGTTAGGGTTACTGCTGCAGTACCATTGAAAGATACAGCACCGGCCTCAATGTCGCCAACAAGTTGAAAGTTGCGTGCAGTAGCAAGGGCTGTTGCTGTATCAGCGTTGCCTGTTAAATTACCAGTAAAGGTACCAGCAATTGCTCCAGTGCCAGTAATGGTTGGGCTGCTGATTGTTGGGCTAGTTCCAAATACTGCAGCGCCAGTTCCTGTTTCATCAGTAAGAGCAGCGCGTAGATTTGCGCTAGATGGAGTACCAAGGAAAGTGGCAATGCCAGTTCCAAGAGATGTGATACCAGTGCCACCATTATTTGCTGGCAATGTGCCAGTTACTTGAGAAGCAAGATTGATATTGCTGATAGTGTTGCTTGCACCGCTGATTGTTTTATTGGTAAGGGTTTGTTCTTTTGCGGTACCAACTACATCACCCTGTCCAGAAGCAATGCCGTGAACATGGGTATCTACGCCAGATAGGATTCCAGAGTCTGATGCAAAACCGCGGGCTGCGATGTGTGTCTGTAATTCTTTAAACTCACGGCCAGATACACCATGGCGTACAGTAGCGCCAGCAGCGTGAGCAACTGCTGCTGTTCCGTCTTGACCGCGTACTGCAGTAAGAACAGTAGTACCAGTAACAGTTACTGTAATTACTTCTTCTTTAGAAGTATCTGGGTCAATAATAAGTGTGTAAGGGGCAGTGCCGGGAAAGCCGGAGATTGCTGCCACATTGACTGTATTACTATCACCCGATGCTGCTGAGGCAAGGCTCGCAGAGAGCGTTGTTTCAATCGCAATGGATGAGTAATTTCTTTTGAGTGTGCCGGGGTCGCCTGCTGCCATTTTACCTTACCTTTGGTAGTGGGAACGAACTGGGTATTGGCGATTCATATTTGCCGATACTTCGTTTAAACGGGTTTGATAGATATTGAACAAGAAACGCGCTGCGGATTCTCCAGCACGGCCACCGCGTTGATTGTCCAAAGAATCTGCTTCTGCAGATAATGGGCCAAGGCGAGATGGGTCAAGAAAGGAAATCATACGGAACGCTGCTCCGTAGATAACTACATCTTCTGCATAGTCAGGCAGTCCAGTTACAGTGCTGAACTCATCGTTGCCGTTTGTTAATACAGTTGGGCGCTTGGAGTACACAACGCTAACTGTTCTTCCTGGCGTGATGGCACCAAAAATGCTGATGCTCTTACCAAGCGCACCAGCGGTACCAAATGCAGTTGGATTGGCTGTGCGGTCAAATTGAAAACCTCGTACTGGGAACCACTCTTTGCTTGGGCCAATCACCTGATGTGTGATAGAAAGAATTGACTCTGCTGTATCTGGCAAGTCATAAGTGGTCTTGGCTGCGACATAAGAAAACTCTGTCTGCCCCACTCCGAATACCTGTGGGTACATTGCGTTGATGGTGTCGTTAATAGCCCTTTTAATCTCATTGCGTGGAAACAATGGCGCTACTGTTACTTTAGTGTTTGAGGTAAAAGTTTCAGGAGTAGTACCACGTTGTCCTCTGCCCCATGGAGCGATAGTTACCGTATTGTTAACATTGTCCGTATTGTTAACATAGAGTATTTCATCCCCAATTTGGATATACCCTCTACCTATCTGACCAGCATCGTAAACCGTAAGGGTAGTGCTGGTGCTTGTAGCGCTGGTGGTAAGCCAAGTGGTTGACTCAGTGTTTAAACTGTAGCCATGCAGCAGCGTATCTACGCGCTCAGTGAGTTGGTTAAATGTACTCATATATTGATTGACCTCAAAGCATCTACGGCTGACTTGCCAGTGGTTCCAGCAAGTTCATTGCATACTGCGTTTAAACCCTTATAGGCAGAAGGCTGACGGGTAGAACTAGCCTTGTAGTTAAGCGCTCCTACAATACCCAAGCCAGAGGTTCCAGCATAGGCATTAGCAGCCCCCTGTGGGGCTTTAAAGGCACTAACGCTGGTGATACCAGCAAGGCGGTTGAGTTCACCTGTAAGGGTGCTTCCAGCGACTCCTGTGGCCATTACTTAGCCTTTCTCTTTGCTGCTGCATTATCTACTAGATTCGGGTAAGGACGACCAGCCTTTTTAGCCATGGCCTTAGCCTTGGTCTTTTGTGCTGGTGTAAGGGGTGTTGACTTCTTCTTTGGATTTGGTTTATCCCAAAATGCTTTGCTCTTCACCATTTCACCTTGTCTGCCCAGTATGCTGCGCTCATCTTGCCTTTAGCAATGTTCTTGGCATGGCGAGCCTTAAAGGACTTTTGCCGTGCCGAAGGTTGCCTATCCCCAGTAACTCCCTGTTGTCCGAAGCGGATGAGTTTTACCTGGCTGCCTTCTTTGGCTACCACAACATGAGATTTTTTTGGGTGGCTTGGAGTGCGCTTTGGTTTGTTGTAGCCGGATACTCCGGCACGGGTTAGGCGTGCATCTTTCATTACATCTTCTTTTTCTTTTTTGCCATGCCTGCTTCGCTCATTGCGATTGCTACGGCTTGCTTGCGCTTGGTAACAACTGGACCACCTTTGCCTGAGTGCAGGGTTCCAGACTTGTATTCTTTCATAACTTTCTTGACTTTAGTTTGCTTATTAGTCATCTTCTTCATATTCCATCTCCATCTTCTTAGCCTTGGAAACGGTTGACTTCTTTACAGTTGCTTGTACTGGTGGCTTATTTACATCACGCCCACCAATCCCGTAGGGATTCACAGCGCCATAGCATCCGCACTCAACGCACATAATTACTCCTTAGTAGTGATAACCTTTACTTCCCCGCCCGTGTAAATGTCATACTGGCTGGAAATCTGTATTGCACGCTTGGCAACTTGAGTTGCCATCTTTATGCTCTTTGTGTTTGCTTTCATTGCAACTAAAGCACCAAGGGCATAGGAGCCACCAGAGCCGATGCCAAACAATTTGTTGTCATCCCTCATCCATGCGTAGTCTGAGGTGATTTGGTAGATTCTTCCGCTAAAGGCGATAAGGGCATCAAAGCCCGATTCATCCTTTTTGCTCTCTTGCTTAGGGTCATACCCTGCAGAAGCAAATGCTTCTTTTAATGAGGGCAATAGTTTAAACATTAGAAATGTGTCTGGGTCTAGCGATTTGCTAACTTTGGGTGGAGTCCAAAGGTGATTGGCAATATCTCCAGCCATAGCATCCCCAGCAAATGCGAACACATACTCACCACGCTTAACAACTTTATCCATTTGTTTAGCATAGAAAGGCTGCGTGCCATAAACTAATTTTGAATCTGCTGCTATCAGCGCCCAGCCATTACCCTGAACACCGATTATTGTTGTCATTACATCCCTAACTGATTCATTGTCGTAGCAAGTGTCTTATTGATTTTCTTGGCACTTGGCATACTATTTCCATCGTATGCTCTGCCTAGATTCTCAGATGCTTTCTTAGCAGCATCAATGTCTTTCATTGTGGTTCCGTTTGGTTGGATGCCTTGCGCTCTTGCTTGCTTATAGGCATCTAGTTCAGCGTTCCACTTTTTCTCTGGCATTGACTTCTTTGCGTTAGCATCGCCGGTGGATAATTCTAGTGTGGATACCTTGCAACCAAAACAACCTTCTACATACTCAGGATGTTTTTGTATTTGATGTAGTGTTGTCATAGTTCCGTTATGTACTCGCCGTATCCTTGTGCAGTTAAAGCATCTTTTGTTGCTTCTTCAATTATGTATTCACGCCCACCAAGATAGACTTCTTGCGCTGCGTTGACCTCAGTTAAGCCTGGGTATCTATAGGAAGAGTATATCCCATTTGTGCGTAAAACGCTGATGCCACGATGTAAACCAATGCGCTCAAATAATGGTCCACCGCCAGCAGGTGTTTCTAGTTCTGTTGGTGTTGTAAATTTATATTGAGTCATTAGTTTCCTTACTAGAGAGAGGCAGGGCTTGCACCCTGCCCCTCTACTAATTGCGACTAGAGTGCTGCGATTGAAGAACCGGACTCAATACGGTACAAGGATGCTTCGCGGTAGCGAGCAAATCCGAGTACGCCGTACCATCCGATTGGTCGGAAACGCATCAACTTATCGGTAACTGGTCCGATAACAACGCTTGGCTCCTGTGCAACGGCCTCAGCAAGTGCTTGCTTTCCGGCAACGATTGTACGGAAGTTGCGAGTTACTGGAGTTACTGTAACAACTGTGGTTGCTGTAACTGCAGCAGTGTGTGGAAGGTCAACAGTGATTGTTTCAGTGCCACCGCTTACTGAAAGTGCAGTAATCTTTGCACCTGTAGCGATACCAGTTCCTGAAATCTTGTCGCCAACCTCTGCACGGGTTCCAATAACGGAAGTTGCGGAAACACCAAGGGTGTAACCTGCAGAACTTCCGGCAACGGTAACGGCAGTTGTGGTGAGTGCTGTTTGGTCAGCACCATCCTTTGCGGAGTACATACGGGATGTTTCTACGAAGAAAGCACCCTCATAGGTTCCAATTGTTCCAGCCCAGAGATTGCCTTGACCGGCATCTGTTTGAGCGTGGATGTCGCGCCAACCGACATTGCCGGTTTCTGCGCGGAGGTCATGCGAAACCTCTGGGTGAATACCGACCCAGTAGAGGTTGCCCTCGCGTGGAACGGCCTTGTTGGAGCGCATCTTTGCAACAGCCTTGCGGATGTCTGCAGAGTCAATGGTTGATGCTGCCGAAATGGTAGCGGTTGAGGTTGCAGTGTTGCCAGCGTAAAGAACATTGGTTCCTTGACGGAGTGGCTCCATTGCTAACTTATCAAGTGAGTCAGCCATGTTGTAAGCGATGATGTCAGCAATTGCTGGGTCAACATCGGAGAGTGAGAACAACTGTAACTTGCGGGTAGCAAGAGCAGCGTTGCCCTTTTCCTCAAGGGTTACGCTAACAGTTGATACATCTGGTAGTGCTACTGCATCAACATCGGATGTTTCTCCGAGAGTTGCAGTTGCTGCCGATAGGTCGTTGTAAAGTGAGAATACAACGGTTGACCCCGGCATTGCTTGCTGTGCTGGGCGCTTGTCAGCAACGGAACGAACCATTGGCTGATTACGCAGGGCAAATTCAACATAACGGTCATAAGCGGTTTTAATTAAACCAGCCATAGCGGTTGTGTCTGTATATGCCATTTAGTCCACCTCCTGTGGTGTGATTGGTAGTTAGTTAAGAAATACCAAGGATGCGGTTAAGTTCTGCGGGGTTTCCTGCGTTAAGAATCTTTGATAAAGCATCTTCGTCAATATCTGGTGCTTGACCAGTTGAAACGACATTTGTGATTCTGTGTTGTGCAGTTAGGTCCTGAGCCGGGGCTTTCGCCTTTTCTTCCGACTGTTCCATACCAAAGACATCGCCATACTCATTGAGCCAAGCGCTGATGCCCTCTTCTGAGGTATCAACATCTGACGGAATAAATGTGGCAATCTTTGGATTAACTCCCTTTGCCTGTAGTACATCCTTGACAGTACGCTGACGATTCTGCTTCTGCAGATTGTTCAACTCCTGTTCAAGTTCTTTAGCACGCTTTTCCAGCGTTTTATTTACCTTGCGTAGTTGCGTGATGGCATCCTGACCTTGGTCATTGAAGTCATCATCTTCGTCATCGTGATAGTTGGTAGTCATCTACCTATCTCCCTTGTTAGTTGTATTCGCAATCCACAACACGGATAGGGGAATCCGAATTGGCTATTGCTACCAGACTTCTACACCCCTCTGGGCTGGTCGGTCAGAGGAGGATTCTATTTAGAAGGTGTTGGTGCTCCGTAGAGATGTTCCGGTCAAACCGGATGTTCCACCAAAGCGAGCCTGCTCACGCTGGGCTCGTTTTTGCGATGCAAGAAGTTCTTGTTGATTCTGCTCAATTACAGCAGATAATGCTTGTTGCTCGGTAAAGGTTGTTCCCTCAATAGCAGCAAGTCTTTGTTGTGTTTGTCGGAGAACATCTGCTTGACCAAATCCTTGAGCAAGTTGCGCTTCGCTAAGTTTTGCATACGCTTCTCTTCCAGCAAGTGATTCAAGTGCAGCAGTTCCAGCAGCAGCAAGGTCAGTAAACTTCGCTGTTCTAGCAATGCCACGAATCTGAGCAGCCTTTGCTTGCTTCTGCAAAATAGGAAGCGCTTTGTCTGCATTGGCAAAGTAAGCCGTAATGCCACCCTCAGAAACCTGATACAAGTCTGTGAGTGCTTGGCGAATTGCTGGGTCAGCAGACTTGGCGACATCTTGTGCTGCCTGTAAGCGGTCTTGATATTCTTTGGCTGATACCTGCTTGGCAATCAAATCACCAAAGTCCTCAGCGCCATCATAGAAGCCAGCAGGTAAGTCAAAGAATCGTGCTGTCTGAGTATAAGCATCTTCAATTTTCATGTAGGCATCTTCGGTAATAGCCTTGCCTTTTTTGCGGAGGCCTTCCATACCGGGGAAGCGTGTCTTATATTCTGGTTGGTCATACATCTGAACAAAGACTGCTTCTTCTGTTTCGCCAGCCATAATCTTAGTGTTAAGCCAAGTAGCAATCTGAGGAAAGCCCCACGCATTAACTTGAGCAGCAAGCCTGTCGGAAGCCTTAACCCGTGAAGCCCTTTGCTCTGCTGTCATGGTAGGCTGTGCTGGTGTTTCTACGGGTGTTGCTGTGGGCGCTGGTGGTGCTGATGGCGCTGGTGCTGCTTGTACAGGTGTTACTGTTGCCGGGGGTATTGTTTTTCCTACTGGGGTTGTACCTGTTTGATTTGCGCTAAAAGCATCTGCTAAACCAGCAGCAGATATGTAATCTAAATTTCCAGCCACTGCAGCACCTGCTGCATAAGCATTAATGTTGCTAAGAATACTATTGTTAATTGTTGGAGCAAGAGAAGGTTGCATTTCTGCAATAGGTGTCAAAAATGGGTCTGTTGCTTTTCCAATAGTAATTTGTGTTTTATTTGCTTGCTCTTGTACTGCAGCACTTGCTGCTTTTGCTTGCTTTTTAAGAGCAGTAAGTTGTTCCTGTAAAGATGGTTCTGGTGCTGGTGGAATTACTGTTTGTCCACCCAATAGAACAGGTGGCGGGGTTGCTTTTTTCTTAGGAGCCATTAGCCTATCTTCCCCATCCTTCTACCAAGTTCATAGGTAAACTTGTCATAAGTCGCTCTAGCATTGTTTGTGTACTGCCAGCGCTCATCCTGTCTTACCATTGCATCTACATCCCACACTGGTCGTTGTGCCAACTTGCCAGTTTCTTTATCAACAGATACAAATAGTTTTCCGTCTTTAAGAAGTGGGTCGTTCCACGATAAAGATTTTTCATCTATCTCAAGAAGCGATGCTGCACGCTTGCGTTGGGCAGATGTTAAATCCCACAGGGTAGAACCAGCGTTAATTTGGTCTGAATAAACCGCGTATGTCTTGGCAGAGTTTGCACGAATCTCGGCCTTAATCTCATCAGCGGTTGAACGAAGGCGAAGGCCGGATACCGGGTCAACAGTTCCGAGAAGTCTGGTCTGGTAACTTTTCTTATCCTTCTCCGATGGAACAAAACCCATAAGGTTTGCATAGTCGCTTATGTCTTGTGCCATTGTTGCATAGGCACCACCCTGAGCCATGCTGCCAAGTTGCTTAACAAGTTGGTTCTCTAGGTTTGCTGCATCCCACTGGTTGTAATAAGCAGACTCAGCAAAGACTGCTATTTGACCAGCCACTATTGGGTCTGCCATGTTTAAACCAATAGTTTTGGCTAAACTAGATATAGATGTCTTGTATTTATTTACTTCATCTTGAAAATACTTTTCGCCATACTTAACTCTTGCACCAACTTGGGCTGCAACAGTTGGTCCGTTTTGTAGGTACCAGTCGCTATTTTGGATTAACCGAGCAATGTAATCTGCGCTATAAGAAAACTCACCAGTTTCAGGATTGCGCACTTGGTCATATATTGCTTTAAGTTGTGGGGTGCTTTGCAGTAATCGGATTACCCAATCATCTACTTTTACCTGTGCATTAGGTACATTACTAAATGGGTTATCTATAGCCATTATCTAATCCCCAATGCCTTTGAAAGACCATCACCAAATACTGTTGCATTTTGGTATTCTTTGTACTGCGGGTCTTGCATAGCCCGCTTTTCTGCTTCTGCAGAAATTTCTGCCCCAGTTATACCGGGTGTAGTAACGGTAACTTTCTTGCCTTTAATTACTTTTGTTTCAGTCTTGGTTGGTTTATTTTCTTCCAACTTGTTAATAAACCTGACAAATTTATCTTGCTTACCTTGGTCAAGCACTTTACCAGTACGCGCTGTATATGTTTGTGAGTAAACATCCTTGATGGATTCTGGTGAAGAATACTGCAGGGAATATGATGGTCCACCGCCAGAACCACCACCCCAAAGACCTCTTTGGATGTCAATGATTTGGTCTGGAGTAAGTTTCTCTCCTGATTTGTATGCCATAGAAGAAAACTCACCAAAGCGCTTCCACTCTGTTTGTAATTCCTGAATACCTGCAGATGGTGTAACCAATCCAGCATCAACAAGTTTTTGTTTAAACTGGTTTAACTTCTGAGGGTCAGCAATGGGGAATTGTCTTTCCCACTCAGATGCGCTGACAGTTACTTGACGAGTTCCAGTTCTTGCTCCTCTTTTTGGAACTGACATAGTGTACTGCTGTTCTCCAAGATACACGCCACCAGTTGTAGGAAGTTGATAGGTGCTAAAATTACTTACAAAAGAATTGGCATCTAACCCCATTTGTTGAAACATTGGGTTATTAACCATGGTGGTTACATCCCCACCGCTTGCTGCATATTGCGCTACGGCAGCAGCGGCAACAGCATTAGGGTCTGTTGGGTCAACAGAATCGGAACCAAAAACATTTTGAGCAACCTGTGCTCCACCATAAAGAATTGCGCCACCAATTGTTCCCTTTATTGCTTTTGATTTTAAAGAACTTTTTGGTTTCTTTGCAGCAGTAGAGCCAGCCTTACTAGCACGACCTGCTGCTCCTCCACCCGCAGTAGCGCCTTGACCACCAATGGACTCCATCTTTGGCCCTTGCTTTGTTGTTGGTTGCACCATTTATTATCCTAATGTTACTGGGTCGTTTTGTAAGAACCGATTGTAGAAATCACTAAATTCAAGTGATTGCTGTTTTAGTTGTGCTATGACAGTGTTCCACGCACCATCAAGGTCTTGATTTGCTTCGGCAGTTAGAGTTGATGGCAAACCTTGTGCTTTGCGAGTCGCCAACTCTCTTGCAATTTGAGAACGAGTATTAAGATATATTGATATACTACGAACAACTGGCCTGCTGGCATTATCTTTCATCCATTCAGGATTACTTAACATTTTTTGCATTGACTGCATCCTGTAAATCCACTTACCTCTATCAACATTGAGGAAGTCAGCATACCAGTCTTTGTTCTTCGCTGCTAAATCTGCAACCATTGCTTGCTTGTAAGCAAGTAGTTCTTCTGCCCCTCGTTCGTTAAACGAAGTGAAGCCTTCTGCAAATAATTTATGCTCAAGCAAATCCATATTCTTACGAAACTGCACCCAACCAACTTTCTTGTTGGCATCTTGCTTGAGAAGCGCTGGGTTACGGCGCTCGCGGTAGTTCTCATTGGAGCCGGGAACTGGAGAGTTGCCGTATTGCCAAGCATAAACCGCTTCGCTGAAATCATACTGACCATTGGTGTCATTAACCAAGAAGCCAATCATTTCAGGAGTTTGGTTGCCAATTGATGAAATAAGGCTCTTGTACTTGTTGCTATTCTCCCAAGCCTTAACTGATGCTTGCGCACCGCTGGTGTTGAGGGATGTAGAAACAGTGGCTTCCGCTAAATCTGGGTACATCTGCAAGAAGATGCTTTCTGCATCCTTGCCGTATGTTTCCTGCAACTTGCGGAACTGCTGTGTGTACCAACTCAATGGTGAGTCGTACTGTGCAGCAAACGGCATAACAAGATTTGAAAGCATCTTGACAAAGTACATATTGTTTGCAAGTGTCTGTACTTCTTCAAGAGTTGGTTCGGTAGTGCGCTCGCCAAGTTTGTACTTGATAAGTTCATAGCGATACACAGTGTTAAATGTTCTTGACCAAGCCTCATCCTGCGATGCTACTGAGTAAAGTTTCTGAATAGCAGGTGGAATAACTTGCTTGACAATTGAATCTGATGGACCCATAGGAAGAATTGGTTTTAATACTTCCATCAAGTCTGGGCGTAGTTTGACAATCTCTGATGCTGGGATGGCAACTATAGGACCAAAACCTGCAATTGCTTCGCCTTGGAACAAGATGTCAAGGCTTCGCAACGGGATGCTAACTTGCATACCAGCAGAGCGCATTGCTGACTCTAGCCCGCTAGGTAGCATCTTAACAAGAGTTTCTGACATAGGTAGAATAATTTTGTTATCGTAACTAAACTCTTCTGTTGGGTTTCCATCTCTGTCAACCACATTTGGTTGGTTACGCAAGGATGAAACTATTTGACCAGCCCTTGCTGGGATTGCTGGATTCTCCATAGCCAATGTTGACCAACGGCGGATGGTGTTTTCCCATGCGTTAAAGAACGGCATGATGAAGCGCATCTTCTCACCAGCGTAGGACTTGCGGATGATTGTAAAGAGTGTCTTGTTTACTTCTCTACGAGTTGCTTCAATTGCATCTCTGCGTAGTCCGTTAATGTCTGCAAGGCTAAGTTCAGAATCTTCACCAAACTTCATCCTCTTGATAGAGAGAGCAATGTTTGCTCTATTCTCTATCTCAGCACGATAAACAGAACGTGCTAATGGATGGCGAGCAAGAGTTGTTTCTGGCAGGCTTCCTAAGAAGTAAAATGCCTTCTCAACAAACTTCTGGGTTTTCTCCATAAAGTTGGTTGCCTGTGGACTTGTAGGTACAAAGCGACCAACAATCTCTGGCATTGATGGATTGTCAGCAAAGTGCTCACGCAACCACATTTCTGTGATTTCATTGTTTCTAAACGCTTCTTGAATCTCTGCATCTGGCAAGTAGCGTTGGTAAGCACTGTACAAATCACCAACAAAATCCTCAGCATCAATAGCAACATTAAGTCGTTCTGATGCAACTTGGATTCCCGGAACGTCAATGTTAAATCGCGCTCTATATGCTGCGTTCTCTGGCTTGCGCAACCATGCAATAACTTGTTCTGGTTTTCTGCCATCTAAGAATTGTGAAATGATTGGGTCAATCTTGTCATCTGTTGGAGAACGGAAGAAAGTATTGAGAGAGTTTGCATAGCCCGAGTAATACTGTGGCATATCTGGGCTTAGTACATCCTCAACCATGTTGCCAAAGTTTGCTTGGAACAACTGCGATGGTGAGTCAACAAAGTTACGATATGTCTGAGCGTTGTCAGTACGGCTCATTAGGATTTGTCCTAGTTCACCAGCACCAGCATCATCATATTCAATAACCTGACCGTTGAACAGTTTGGTCTTACGTTTGCCTGTTCCAGAAACTTGTCGTGGTCCGTAGATTCTTGATTCTTCTTGAACCCGTGCGTTTAAACGCCCAAGCAGTTCTTGCAAATCACGCTTAACGGCAGCATCAGTATTTGCCTTATCGCGTACAAAATTAAGTAATCCTTCTACAGGGTATTTTCCTTGGGAGATGGATTCTGTGAGGTCGTCAATAGTGCGTTCAACGCTTGTTGCGCTAATTGCTCCGCGAACGCTCTGCGCTCTTCCGGCGACATCTGCTCTAATGGCTTTTGTGCTTTTACCCAATGCAAACGCTGCGCTTGCTTTTTCATCCCCGGTTCCTCCCGTAGAAATAAACTCACCCTTGCCGACATCAAACACACCCTTTTGGTTGCGCTCAACGCCTAGTTTAACAGCAGTGGCTCGGTCCATGACGATATTGGTTGGCTCTGCCCAGATATGGGGAACACCATCTATATCTTCAATCCATGTGCCAAAGTGGTCTGCCTTTGCCATCTTATCAAGATTAGCCTCTAGGTGGTCAGCCAAAGAGTTTATCCACAGTTGTGGATTAGCCTGTGCATCAGCGACAGAAAATGCGTGTGTGGCTCCACGAACAGCAACAGATACACCTTGAGTTGGAACATCACCGCTTTGTTCAACAGTAAACTTAAATGTTCCGCCACCCTGTTGGATGGTGCGGTAGAGCATCTGGGTCATCCGAGAAGAATCGCTAAGAAGGTTCTGAGCGTTCTTAACAGCGTTTAAACGCTCTTGTGCCATAGTCTTAGTTGGCTGTTGTCCAAAGCCTTCAATCATCTTTGGGTCAACAAGAACAGTATGACCACCTCTAGCCTTGGTATCTGGCAAGGTTAATTTGCTGATTCCGTTGGCTCGCATCCAGTTAAGAAGTTGGCGCTCTTTGCCTTCCCATAGGGAAGAAGAACCCCAGTTGGCTTCTCTGCCGGTAACGCCAAGAATCTTCATAATCTCTGGGTAGTCTTTCAACCCAAAGTATGCACGGCCACCACGCATAGTGCGGAGGTCTAGTGATTGACCATAAACCTTTGTTCCAAGCAATTGCCCTTGGTTTCCGGGCTTGCGGATACGGAACTGTGAGGTAATAAGTAAATCTTCTGATACAGTTTCTGGGTCAATGGCACGCCAAGTTCCAGTAGAAGGGTTGAGTATTTCTACTTGATTTCCTTTGGCTACTGTATTGGTAAGACCTTGACGTAGTGTATCGCCAAACTCTTGCATTTGTGCAGAAAAAGTAACCGCTGGTTTGCGTGCTGGAACAATTGCTTCAAGAATAACTTGTTTTTGTGACGGTAATTTAAACGGAAAAGTTTCATTTGGAACTTCTTTAACATCTATAACTTTAAACTTTAACCCTGGAGGTAACAATACTTCTTGTTCTGCAACAAAAGAATTGTCGTCAAACTTTGCACCAGACTTTACATACCCCGGCACTGGTAATCCAGTAAAATCTCGGTATGCTGCATTAACATCTAATCCTGGTATTCCTTTTGGCAAGCGTATTTCTACAACAGTAGATTCTCCTGAAACATCTGTTAGAAATTTTGCTGCTTGACGGCGAACTTTTGATGTTGAGGTAAATCCTTTTTCTTCAACAATGTCGTTAATTTTTGCATTAAGAATATTTGGGTTAGATGTTCCACGATAAACAACTGTTTCTTTTTTAAGAACACTGCGCTCAATGGCACGCTTTAACTGATTAACAAAAGGATAGTTAGTACCTCTAGCGGTAGCATTTCCACGAAGGAAATTCTGAACATCAAATCTTACATTTACATCGCCTTGTACATACTCATCAAGAGCATTAAATTCCTGAGCAGGCATCTGCTGAGAAACTAAATTGGTTCCAATTTCTTCGCCAGGGCGTTGTGTAATTTCTTTAGGAAGTTTTACGGCACGACCAAACTGACGGCGGTATAACTCAGCAACAGAGATTACAGGTATTCTGCTTTCAGCCCATTGTGTTGCCCGCGCCTCATTAAGGTTCATGGCAAGAGGTCTTGCTTGGTCTAGTTGCTTGATTCCACCAACTGAGCCATGGTATAACCACTCACCAGTTGTTTGACCAAATACATCCAAAAACTCTGCGTAGGCACCTTCATTTAGTGTGCCACGGCGATATGCACGTTCTGCAGCATCAATAACAGCAACAAGATGTTCTTCATCAAGTTGGTTAGACATTGCCATCTCATCATAGATTTCCGAGATGCGCTCTCTAATTTGCACTGAATCTTCACGCTGGCCTTTGCCAACTAAACGCTTGTCAATGATTCTGTCATAACCAGCCTTACGGTTATTCCACCATGCTCGCGCTGCATCTTTCTCAAAGAGTTGTGCTGCTGCGACTAGACCATAACCCTTGCCAAGAATTGACAAGGCACCTTCTGATACGTTTCGGATGGTATATCCAAGGCGAAGAAGTACAGATGCCTTCCACATATCATTGAGGATTCCAGCAATGTACCGGGTCGCATCAGGGTCAGCAAGTCTTAATGAGCCATCAAGTGCTTTAGTAAGTCCGATGTTTTCGCTAAGAACACGATGATACTGTTCAACATCAAGCATTGGAAGAGCGTTACCACCCTGGCGTTCCAAATATGGAATCTTCAAGACAACATTATCGTTTGTCATTAAGAACTTACGGTTGCTTATCATGTCCATTGCTGACTGCCTACGGCGCTTGTAAGCGCCCCAGATTGCAGCACCAGCCTCATCAGAGATTCCTAATGAACGGTGGATTGCAGCAACTGCTGTATCTTCAAAAGACTGTGCGGTTGTTATCTTATTCTCTGCATCAGCAGAACGAATAAAATCATCTAAGTGTCGTTCAACAATTGGATTGGCTTCTTCACCAATTATTCTACGAAGTCCATTGCCAAAAGCAGCAATTTCACCATAAGCATCTGAGTCGTTAGCAAACAAATAACCTGCTGGCTTCTCGGTAAAAGCCTCGCCAACCTTGCGAAGGCCAAAGTTTACAACAGCCACAAGTGGGTGAAACTTAGTTGGCTGGTAGTAGGCTACGCTTGGGAAAGATGTTGGTACATCAAAAGTTCCAGTAAGGTTGCGTTGCGCTCGCCGTTCTGCGCGGTTCATAGCCAATTTCTCAAAAGGTTGCATACCAAATGTACGCTTTGTTAGGTCTGCTCCAGATGTTTTTGCGTTGAGGCCAACTAGAGCGTTATAGTATCTATCGTTTTCCTTCGCCTGACGGAGCATTTCTTCTGCTGCATCAAGTTTATTGACATCATCAACAAGACTGTTGGTTGGTATGTTATCAAGAATCTCTGTATCAACCTTTGAAGCATCTTTAAGGTTGTCAAATACAAACGCTAAGTCTTTACGCTTATCAACTAAGCGGCCCATCGCTTCGGTATCGCGTAATGCTGTAGCCATAAGAGTATCTGCTACATCATCAACAGTCTTTGCTTCTCCAAGTAGATAAGCAAGTGTATCGCCATCGTTGGATGCCTTAATCATTGGATGCTCGCGTATGGCTATTTTGTCGCTCTTAGCAAACCATGAAAGAGTGTTGTAAACCTCACCGGCTTCTTCTCTGCCAGCATTAATTGTTGCTGCAAGTGCTGCAGGAGAAATAACGGTAGTTTTTCGGATGCTCTTTGGCATAACAAAATCTTTAACAAGGTTTGAGTAACCAGCATCTTCCGCTCCAAGTGGGCGGGTAACTAATCCCTTACGAGCAAGACCAATAGCCTTGCCTGCTTTTCCAAGCGGGTCTGTTACTGTGCTAAAGAAGGTATCAAACGCTCCAGATATTGAACGATAACCCCAATCATCTGCAAATATCTTGCGGTCATTTGGGTCAAAGATGTCAAAATCTTCTCGGTTGATTGCGCCACCGGGGATAAATTTAGAACCAAGATAGGTTAATGCTTGTCCTGCAGAAATCTCATCCTTCTGCTCCCAAGCCTTTTTAGCATTACCAAGCGTGGCTAGCGTAAGTAAACCTGCTGATATTGGTTGACGTGCATACTTGCCACCAATTTCATAACTTCTTTGCGCTGCTGGCATAAGGATTTCATCAACGGCAAATCCACCAATTTTACGGACTGGTAGGCTTGCGAAAGAAACCGATGTCATAAATGTAGAGCCTGCTATGGATAAAGCATCCTGAAAAAAGTTTTTATCGTTGCTGGCAACAGAAGCAATGTCGTTAATTAGGGATGGCAAACGGATGTCATTAGCAAAACCACTTTTGCCAATCTTTTCCCAACCAGTGCCAATGTTGTCAGTAAAACTCACAATATGCTCTTTAGGTATCTCACATAGTTGCGGTATGAATTAGATGCTGATGGCATTTCGGCAAGTTGCGCCATATATGGCAGCGCTGCACGAAGCCGGTTAGCATCTTCTTCTTGGGCAGTTGTATCTGTTGCGTACATTACCTCTGGACCAGCGCCTGTTGCTGGACCTGTATCTACACCTGTGCGTACATCCTCATTAGGAAATTGTGTTGGAGCATCAAGTGGTGTCATTTGGCTTTGTGGTGTCATCATGGTACGAGCAGAAGAAGGACTTAACTTGACACCAGACTTGCTCATAGGCTGTGCTGTTTGTAGGTCATAAAAATCTTGTGCGTTATCAATGCCTGCTGTATATCGTGCTGGTTGACCACCATTACCTGCTCCGCCGGTTGCAGATACGGCAAAGTTGTTCTGCGGTGCAGTTGGGCGCATCCCGCCCTGTTGTGGTTCTACTGTCATCTCATCCATCCCAATTAAGGTCAGTTTATTGTGAGCCGTTTAAACACTTGCTCAGGTGTATGAATTACTTGTTCTTTGAACCTTTGGTTCCACCAGGTTGCTTTGCTAAAAAGGTTGTACCCTTTTTGTTACTTCCTGCCTTTGGAATACCATCCTTACGCATAGGAAATACGTTTGCTTTTCCTGCTGAACCTTGATTTGCTGGCTTTGCTTTCTTCATGTTCACCTCCGTTAGGCTGGCATCCGGCGGATAAGTGAAGCCTGTAGATTCGGCTCTCCGCGTTGAGTCAAACTGGCTAGTAAAGATTGAACATCTGGCCGACCACCTGGCGCAATTTGACCCGGTGCTACACCTACCATACGACCAGTAGGACTTAATCCTTCTGGTAATTCATTCCCGCCACCTGCAGGGGCCGCACCCGGTTGCCCCATTTGAGGACTTACTTGCCCGGGGGCCATCGCAGCAGGTGGGGGATTCTGAGGTTGAAACGCCTCTTGGATAGCAACTTCAATGGAAGTTCCCTTTTGACGGGCGTTAACGACATAAGAAAGTTTACGAAGAATATCTGATGGGTCTTGACCCTGTGAAGCAAGTGCCGGAATTGCCTGTGCATAAGAGGCAATCGCCTGCTTCATAGCATCACGGAGTTCTTCGGTGTCAACCTTTTCTTCTTCTTGGCTGGCGTTAAAAGAAAAAGGCATCTGACGGCGCAAGAAGTCGCGGGATATTAGTTTATCTCCGCGTGCTTGCAAACCAAAGACCAATGCTCGGTTAGGGTCAAGTCCTGCCATCAATCCATACTGGACATCTACGGTGTAATCGCCATTAATATCTTTTGCTGCACGATACTTGATGGAATATGGGGTTCCATTGCGGTTGCCCTTTAATTCCCTGTCCATATCTGGGAAAACTTTTTCTTCAACCTTGAGTGCAAGGCCAACAAGTTCCACAAAAGCGCGAGCAAACATGGCGTGTGCTGTCTTGATTTGGGTATCAAATCCACCCATAAGAGCCTGAACTCCACGGCCAGTTACGATTGAAGCATCAATGTTTCCGGTACGAGATTCAGGATAACGAGAACCTAAACGCAGTTCTCCTTCAAGCACTTGTTGTTGT